AAGAAGTAATAGAGGATTAAGAGTAGGAAAGCTCGACAATCAAGCATATATGAAAAGACATGGTCTTAAAAAAGGAAACAAAATAAATTTTGTTTACGATAATATGAGCCAACATGCAGGAGAAGCCTACATTCACGCAATAGAATCTTTATCAAATCCAATAATGAAATATCTACCAAAGAAAGATATTGGATATTCAAAAATTCCACTAACAAGAATGAATATTAGGTTTTTTAATTCTGCGAGAATTAACGAACAGGGGAAAGTTCCAGTTGGCCCAAATGATATTTTCTTTTCACATGGAATAGGTGATAAAAATTATTGGAAAGGAAATAAAATTGAGGATTATAAATATGCTTTTGTTCCGGGCCCAGCATGGGAAAAAAGGATGAGAAATACAGGATATAAAGGAGAAATATTTGTCTGTGGATATACTAAATTAGATTCATTGATTAATATTGATAAGAATTCAATTAAAAAGAATTCAAAACCTAAAATTCTATGGGCTCCTACTCATGGATATCATTCAAAAAATAAAGGTCGATCAAGTTATCCAGCATTTTTAAGATATTTAGATCAAATTCCAAAAGATTATGATTTAGTAACAAGTTTACATCCAACAAGTAAAATGCATAATAATGTAAAACAATTACCAACAATGGAAGCCCTGTTAGAAGCGGACATTGTTATTGCAGATGCAGGAAGCACATTATACGAAGCTTGGATATTAGACAAACCTGTAATTTTTCCTGATTGGATTTGTGCAAAAGATACAATGAATCATTTTAAAACTGATCCAGCAAATTTTGAATATCAAATTTATTCTAAAAAAATTGGTTATCATGCAAAAGATATGACAGATATGATTAAATTATTTGATATTGCTTTATCTGATGGAATGAAAGATTTGGAAAAGGAATTTATAGAGAAAATTTATCCAAGTAAATTAAGAGGCAAAGCAGGGGAAACCGCAGCAAAACAAATATTAGAATTAGCTAACAGGTTAAAAATATAATGACTAGCATTGAATTATCAGAGAAATTAAAAATATCTCATAAGACAATAATTAGATGTTTAAAGAAATATAAAAATGATTTTATAAAATTTGGAAATATGAATTCTTGCATATTAAGATATGGGAAAGGTACAAAAGGGGGAAGACCTTTAGAATTTTTTAATTTGAACTACAAACAAATAGATTTATTAATTCTTTATCTATCTCCTAATAACAATATCATAAGACAATATAAACAGAAATATATTGACAAATGATATAAATAAGATAAAATAAAAACATTAAAAATAAAAAAATTGTGTTGCCTATAATTTTTATTTTTTAAACTGCACGTAAAAAAAAGAGTGATGATCTCTTTTTTCCTTGAAAATAATAATACAAAATAAAAAAGGGTTAATATTACCCTTTTTTATTTTTATGTTCTTGTATTTTTTCCTTTAATATCATCTTTATATAACTCGCTGTAGGCAAGCCTTTATTTTTTGCAATAGTTTCAATTTCTTCTTTGAATTTCTTATCTATAATGAAATGTATATATGTTTTTTTTTCTTTTTTATTATTCAAATTATCACCTCATCCCAATTTTTTGCCACAAATAGGGCAATAACCAACATTAGCCATTGTAGTAAAAAAATTATCGGTTTTTTCATAGCGAATATCCAAACAACCACTGTGAAAATGTGACTTACAATTAGTACAATAAAAAGAAGGATCGCCGCATAATATCTTATTATTTATTTCTTTTCCACAATTTTTAGCTGCACAATATATTTTTTTTTCGTCTCTCATAAGTTAAAGCTCCTTTTTAATTGATTTATTCTATAATAACATAAATACAACATAAATACAATATAAAATGTTGCGTTTATGTTGTATTTATGTTATACTCTTCTTATTAGCTCGAATTCGATAGAATTAAAAATGGAGGTATAAAAATGATGATTTCAAATGAACAAATAGCTTTAAATGTAACAATTGAAGAAATGATATTGGATTATAAAAGCGAATTATATAAGTTCAAAAAAAAGAAAAACATTTATGATTATAGAATAAAAATGTATAACAATAATATTAGAAAGTTTACTAAATATAGCAATTCTAGTAATGCAGTTATGGAGATTAGAGCAAGTTTATATTTAAGAACTTGTGAAGAAATGATAAAGCAAAATGAAAGATATATAAATGAAATAGCTGAAGAAGGCAGAGACAAAGAAGAATTTTTAAAACATGAAATTTGGGCTTTACTCTTTGAAACTATTACTAATAAAGTAATTAATGAAAATACTATTTTATCTAAAAATGGTTATTTAATTTATTCTCTACCATCGGCAAAAATATATTTTAAGAAGCAAGAAATTATAATATCTGATGAAGAAAGATTATATAACTTCCTGATAAGAAATAAATTAGAAAAAGACTATATTGATACTAATAAGAAAATATTATTTAATCTATTAAAAGATCATCTTTATATTTGCGAAGATGGTTCAATTAGCAATGAGGATGGATTACTTTTTGATGGAGTTTCTTTAAGCAATCCAGAAATACAAATAAAATTAAATGAAGATTAGGAGAATATATCATGAATAAAGCTAGTATTCACATTGAATATCAAAAAAAACAAAGGAAAATTTATACTCAGGATCAAAAAGATCAAATAAGAAATAATTTAGAAAAAATATTGACTTATTATGGTGCAAAAGAAGGAAAATATAATTGGCAATGTATTCCTTCTCGACATAAAAAACCTGATAATGATTTATCTATAAAAGGCAATGTTTGTTGTTGTCATTGCGGTTTAAAAGGCGATTCATTTAATGTTATAGCTGAATTAGAAGGTTATAACATTAAAAAAGATTTCACTTTAATAATAGAAAAGGGCATTGAAATAGTAGGGTGTCAAAACCCTACTATTAATTATACCTATAAAACTAAAGGAAAAAGCAATAAAAACAATGAATCTACTAAAGAAAAAGAATTTAAAAATGTTAATCATAATCTCACTGATATTATACTACAATATTTCTCTTTATCAAAAAAATATTATTATTTTTATAGAAGAAATATTAAAAACGATAAGCTATTAAAAAGATATAAAGTGATTTGTGATGATCCAAGAAAGATTTTTCCAAAAGAATTATTACCACAAGTGTATAACTTGTGGAGTTACCAAAATATAATTCCTATTTGGGAAGATAGAAGCGTGGTTAATGTGATCTTAAGAAGAGACGACTATTTAAATAAAAAAAATAAAAAGACTTTAAACCTAAAAGGACTTCCTTTAAAAATTTGGAATGCTGGTTATATTCGGCATTCACAAAAAAATGATATATTCTTTATAACAGAGGGCATTTTCGATGCTCTATCTTTTGAATGTATAGATTGTAAAGGAATAGCTTTGAATTCTATAACAATGGTTAATAAATTCTTAGATATTATTAAAGAATTTATTGATCAATTAAAAGAAAACAATGTAAAATTCTTTATTTGCTTTGATAATGATCAAAGAAATCCAGAAAAGCCGAATAAAAAAATGCCTTCTGAAATAGCGAGGGAATCGCTTGATGAAGGTTTAAGGACTCTTGGATTAAAAAGCATAATTTTAAAATTGAATAAATATAAAGATGTAAATGAATTCTATATGAATAATGCAGCTTTATTCAGAGAAGAAATTTACAAAGCTATAAAATTTATAGAAAAAAGAGGAAATAATTAAATGAAACTATCTAAAAAAATTTATTTATTAGAAGATGATAAAAGATATTTAGAGATCAATTATCGAAATATAAAAGTAAAAATATATGATAATCAAAGATATCTTATAGAATATATTTTAGATCATATAGTCAATAAGAATACTAATAAAATATATAGTTTTTTATATGACTTTAATGATTTATATAATTTTTGTGATCGAACAAACTTTTATATTTATGTTTTTGCATATCAAAATAAAAGCTTTGTTAAATCTGAAATGTTCTGTAAATGGAAAAGATTAGGAATCATTTTTCAAAATAAAAGAAATATTATATAAAAACGTCAATTAAATACACTTAAAAATAACAAACAATCATGTTTTTTGTTCTACGTAGAACAAAAATAACATGTTTGTTTTTTTTTGTCATGTAGGATATAATTGAATTAGCCGACGGGCGTAAACGGAATATAAAGTCGACAGACTATAAATCGGAGGAGTTATGATTTTAAGAAAATTCAAAAGATTTAAGAAAATATTGTTTACTAGTTTTTTATTTCCAATAGTTCCAATCATAAGCGTAGAAGGTGAAGGAGAAGGCGGAGAAAATTCAGATAATACAGATGGAGAAAATTCAAATGCCGACGAAAATGGCGAAAATAGAGAAGATGGAAATAATACAAGTGGGCAAGTAGTTTTTAAATCACAAGCTGAACTTGATAGTCTTTTGAAAAATAGAATTAATAAAGCTATTAAGAAAACTAGAGAAGAACTTGAAGCTGAAAAGAAAAATGAAAGTTTAAGTGAGCTTGAAAGACTTAAATTAGAAAAAGAAGAAAGTGACAAAAAATTGATTGAAGCAACAAACAGATCAAATCAGTTTTTAATTCAATCTAAAGTCATTAGCATTGCAAGTAAATTAAAAATTAGAGACCCTGAAGCTGCTTTTATTTTAATGGATAAAGATGATGTATCCATTGACGATAATGGAAAAGTTCTTGGTATTGAAAATTCATTGAAAGCATTAATTAAAGACAAACCTTATTTATTAGATTCTGGTAATAATGATAGTAATAATCAAGACCCTCAATCTGGTGGAGATGATCAAAACGCTGGATCAAATAAACCAAATGGAAGTAGTGTAGATATGAATTATTTGATAAGAAGAAAAGCTGGATATATGGATTAAGTAGTTTTAGGGATATAAGGAGGAAGTTTCATGGCAACTTATATTCCAAGAGCTGGTGTCGAAGCTCTTATGCCTGAAGATGTACAACGTGAAATAGTTCAAAGTGTTCCAGAGAATTCTGCGGTTATGACATATGCAAAAAGAGGCCCAAATATGTCAAGGGCTCAAAAAAGAATTCCTTGTTTATCAGTCTTGCCGACTGCATATTTTTCAAATCCTGGGCCATCTTCTAAAACAGAAGATGAACAATGGAAAAGACTTTCAAAATTGATGTGGGAAAACAAATACATTGATGCTGAAGAATTAAACGTCATTGTTCCAATTCCAATAGCAGTTTTAGACGATGCTGACTATGATATTTGGGCGGAGAGCAAACCTAAATTAATAGAAGCTTTCGGAATTGCTTTTGACCAAGCTGTATTTTATGGAATTAATGCTCCCAAAATTTGGCCAGATAATATTGTTACTGCGGCAACTGCTGCCGGAAATTTTGTAGCTAAAGGAAGTATCATAAATCCAAATACCAATAAGAGTGATGTATACGAAGACATTATGGGGGATGGCGGTTTAATCTCTAAAGTTGAAGAAGATGGATTCATGGTTGATGGTCATGTTTGTAGTATGACAATGAGATCAAAATTTAGATCATTAAGAGCGACAGATGGAATTCCAATCTTTAAATCTTTAAACAAAGAAGGTGTTCAAGGTAGTACAACTTATTATCTTGATGGCGAGCCTTGCGTATTCCCTAGAAATGGAGCTATAATTCCAAGTAGATCATTAATAATTGCAGGAGAATGGAAACAATTAATGTATGCAATTAGAAAAGACCTTTCATGGACAATTTTGACGGAAGCAGTTATTCAAGACCCAACCACAAAAGAAATCGTATTTAATTTAGCACAACAAAATATGATTGCTTTAAGAGCATCTATGCGATTAGGATGGCAAGTACCAAACCCAATCAATAGACTAAATGAACTTGAGGAAACAAGATATCCATTCTCTGTGTATGGTGAAGCTGCAAGCTAATAGTTAGGAAGTGATAAGAACATGTTTACATCAAATGTTGAATTTATTAAGGAAAGGTATTATAAAGGGAAATTATATAAAATAGGTGATATAGTTGAAATGGATCAGATTGATGCAACTGCATATTTAAATCAAAATGCAGTAAAATATCATATTAAAACAACAACAAAAGTTCCATTAAAAAAGAAATCCTATAAAGAATTACAAGAAATTTGTAAAAATAATAATCTCCCTGCAGTTGGTAAAAGAGAAGATTTAATTACTTCTTTAAATGAAAAAGGAATTAATTAATGAGGTGATTTAATGCCTTATACTGTAAATAATTATCCTGATAGAATTAAAGCATTGCCAGCACAAGCGAAAAAAATTTGGGTAGCTGCTTTTAATAATGCTTTCAAAGAATATAATGGTAATGAAAAAAGAGCAAACCAAACAGCTTGGGCGGCAGTTGAAAAAGCTGGATATAAGAAAGATAATACTGGACAGTGGAAGAGGTGGGCATAAATAATGGCATATATTACAAGTTCGGAATATGCAACATTAACAGGACGAGACTCGTCCGAAGCAACAACAATAAGGATAAGGCTTGCCTCAAAACTGCTAGATGATAGAATAGGTAATTACGGTATTTACAAAAATGGATATAAGATTGACACAAGTAAATCGACTTGGTATGTATCACCTTGTTTGTTATCTGATGATTATAATTATGTTAATGTTTCTAACACGAATTATAAGATAGAAGTTACTACAGGGCAAAAAGAAGCAATACAATTATGGATAGCTTCAATGATAACTGAATTATTTAATAGTGGTAATACTCCAAATTCACAAGATAATTTAAGACTAGGTCGATTTAGTGTTTCAAAATCGAAAAATTCAACAGGATCAAAACTTCCCGAGTCAATGGGTTATGTTGATTCAATTTTAATTTCATCTGGAATAATTGAGAAAAGAGTTGGTTTAAAATGAGTATAGCAGCTTTCAATAAAATGATGAATCATTCAATAACTTTAAAAAAAATGCAACGAAATGCTGCTGGTGATTTTTCAATTGTTTCAAGTGATGATTTAAAGGGATTTGTTCAATATGGTAATAATTTAATAATCAATGAAAAAGGTGAAAAAATTTTATCGACTGCAATTGTTTTTTTAAAAGATGATTGTGGAATTGATATAAATTATCCATATTGGAAAATTGATCAAACAAGTCCACAAACAAGAACAAATATGGAAGTATTAAAAATTGATCCTATTGATCATCCATTACAAGCAGGAAAAACGCATCATTTTGAAGTTATGGTGAGGTGATATTATGGGTTTAGGTGGTTGGAGTATTTGGAGAGGCAGTGAATTAACAAGAATAATGAATCAGGCAGCAAGAGCGGCAGTTTTTCAAACTTGCGATGCTGTAGTTCAAGCAGGAAAAGGCGAAGTTCCATTGGATGAAGGAACGCTAAGAAATACAGGAGTAGCGAAAATGTCTCCTGATCGTAAACCTGCTGGTTGTGCTTGTTTCGGTGGCGGCCCTTCTACTGGATATCCTGTAATTCCTTACGCTATCAGATGGCATGAAAAAAACGCAAATTTCCAACATGGTCGAAAAAGATTTTATTTAAGAGATCCATTTAATCGATTAGCAAAGGATAAACTTTTATCTAATCTTAGGACAGGACTAGGGGGAGTATTATGATTGCCGATAATTTTATTGAATGGCTTGAAGAAGAAGGATTCGGAGTTGTTGGCACTGATTTATTTGATAATTTCCAACCTCTGTCTCCTGATAATTGTGTAACTGCTTTTGATGTGAATGCTCCACAAATTGATGAATCAAGCAGTTTAAGCGTTGATTTATTTGGACTTCAAGTTGTTACAAGAAATTCAAATAAGGCAGCGGCTAAAGAACTTGCTTATAATATTCATAAATACTTTATGGGTTTTGGTGGAATGGCTTTAGTCTCTGGTGGTCAAATTATTTCAGCTGTATTTATTGATCAACCACCTGAAAATTTAGGAAAAGATGAAAAAAACCGTACAGAATATACAGTAACTTATAATTGCAGAGTACAAAGTACAGGCAATAAATATAGGTTATAAATTATAAGAAAGGAGGATTTTTATGCTATCTAATAAAGCTTTAAATATTTTTAAGAAAACTTTGAAAACTATTTTATTATCTCCTGTTTTACCTATTTTAATGGCAAGTCCTGATAATGTCGAAGGTGAAGTTAAATTCGCTGGAACTATTATTGAAGTAGATAGTCAAGTTGTAAGTAAAATAACTTCTTTTAATAGAAAAGTTTCGGTTTCTGAACAAGATATTACCGGCTCAGAAGATATCGTTCCCGGAACAGATGTTTTGCATCAGGTATTTACTTCAATTGCAGTTTCTGAAACTGCGGATATCGAAGGAATAACTATTGAATCATCAACAAGCGGATTAGATGATGGACAAAGTGAATTAAAAGATGCCGTTGATCAAGGTAAAATAATTACTTTGAAAAGTACAAGAAATACTGGATATGGTTGGGCTTTAAGTGGATTTTTCACTTCATATGAAGAAGGAGCAGACACAAGCGGAGTATATACCTTTAAGGGTAGTTTTAGGATTAATTCTAAAGTAGAAATAACACCAGGTAGTTAAAAGCAATAAAAAGATAAAGGAGTTTAAAATGTCTGAAAATAATTTAAAGAATAATGCCGATAGAATCAAATTTTTAGATGAAAAACAAGAAGAAATTACCGAAAGACAAAGTAATAATCTTGTTTTGGATTTTGATCAAGCATTAAAAGAGGAAAACAAACAAAAAATAGAAATAAAACTTTTAGGTAGAACTTATTTTTTACCTAAAAAAATGCCTTTTAATTTTTCGACCTTTTTCCTAAGAAATTGTTATAAAAAAATAAAAGGACAATGGACTATCATTATGGATGATGATAAAATAATGCCTTTTATCGAATTAATGTTTGGAAAAAAGTTTATTGAAAATTTAGAAAAGTCTAGGGATAATAGAATTTCTCTGATGTTTGTTTATGAAAATATAGTTCCCCAAATATTAAATGAATGGGGATATCATATGGATACGAGTAAATCTGGTCATATATCAGAAAAAAAAATCCAAATCCAAAGATAATAATTTGGGCATGGGGAAGCTTAGAAGCTGATTTTAAAAGATTTTATGATTTAGATTTAAATTATATACATAAAAATAATTTAATTACTTGGAGGAAGTTTTTAATACTAGTTAGAGGACTTCCCGAAGATTCAGCATATAGTCATTGGTATAATGATAAAAGCAATAGAAGTTTTGTTGAAGCTGAAGAAGTAATTATAAAATAATAGAATAGATTTTATTGGCAAAAAAAAGGAGTTTTTATATGTTTATTGTTGGAAGAGTAACCGCTCCGATAGATGCCGATCTTTCCCCATTCCAGAGCGGCTTGGCAAGTGCTAGAGGAATGGGGTCTGCTTTTGCTAGTCAAATTAGTAACTCGTTGAAAAGTGTATCAAGTTCAATGATGACAGTTGGAAAAAGTCTCACAAAATTCATTACTGTTCCTTTGGCTGCTGGTGTTTTAGCCGCTGCAAAATTCGGCAAAGATTTTGAAAAGGAAATGTCAAAAGTCGTTGGACTTGTTGGCGTATCTCAGAAGCAAGTTAATGCATGGAAGGGAGACATATTAAGTATGTCGCCAGAAGTAGCAAAGCCACCAAAAGAACTAGCCGAAGCAATGTTTTTTGTTACAAGTGCTGGATTAAGAGGAGCTGACGCTTTAGATGTTCTTAAAAAGTCTGCTAAGGCAAGTGCCGCAGGATTAGGAGAGACTAAAACCATTGCCGATCTTGTAACATCTGCTGTGAATGCTTATGGAATAGAAAATTTAAGTGCAGGGCAAGCAACTGATATTTTAGTCGCTGCGGTTCGTGAAGGTAAAGCAGAAGCGGCAGACTTAGCGGCAACAATGGGAGCAGTATTACCGCTGGCTAGTGAGTTAGGCGTAACATTCGATCAGGTAGCTGCAACACAAGCAGCAATGACAAAAACAGGTACTAACGCAGCCGAAGCAGCAACTCAATTAAAGAGCATTATGGCTGGATTAATTAAACCTAGTAAACAAGCTGAAGAACAACTTCGAGCAATGGGAACTAGTTCTTCAGAAATGAGGAAAAAAATTAAGGAAGAAGGATTGCTTCAAGCTCTTATGGACTTAAGAGAAATGACAAATAAATACGGAGAAGAAGCAATGGCAAGAGTATTTCCAAATATTAGAGCATTAATGGGAGTATTGGATTTGATGGGAAATAATCTTGAAGGTAATAAGAAAACTTTTGATGCTGTAAAAAATTCTACTGGATCACTTGATAAAGCTTTTAAAGCTGCAAGCGAAACGGTAGATTTTAAATGGAATGCTGCTTTATCTGCTTTACAAGCTAATTTAATAAAGTTTTTTGATGTTATAAAGTCTGTCGCTGTTCCAGTTTTAGAAACACTGGTTAAGGCTTTTGATTTTGTTGGAAATGCTTTTGCTTCTTTAAATCCATTCCAACAAAAATTAGTTGCTGGATTTGCAGTAATGGCAGGACTAATCGGGCCAATTATTGTGGGTATAGCTACCGCTATTGGTGTTCTAGGTGGAATTATTGGTGGTGTAAGTACTGTAATAGCCGCTTTTACTGCAATTATAAGCACAGTTACAGTGCCAATTCTAGCTGTAATCGGTGTTGTTGGTGGGCTTGTCACTGCTTTTGTAGGATTAATGTTGAGTTCTGAAAAAGTTCGGGGAGCTATATTTGAAAAATTTAATGGAATTATTTCTAAATTAAGAGAAGCCGCAAAATTCATTCAAGAAAATGCGGATAGTATAAAAGGGGCTCTTATGGGATTAATAAAAGGAATTGCAACCGGCAACTTCGGAGATTTTATAAACAATATGAAAAATTTAGTTCCAAGTGAGACTATGGCAAAAATACATCAAGCAGTTATTAGCTTTGTAGAATTTAGAGATAAAATGATTGAGATCAGGGATAAAATTATTTCATTTAAAGATGAATTCATGAATGCCTTTAATTCAATTAAAAATGTAGTAACTACAGTTATTGGTGGAATTGTAGGAGCTGTAGGCGGTTTTGTTAGTGTAATTGCTGCTGGTTTTGCTAATGTTAAGGAAGCAGTTTCAAATTCATTCAAAGAATTCAATGTTAATGCAATCAAAAAAGCTTTTGAAAATATAAAAGCTGTAATAGGGCCAGTTATAACAATATTTAAAGCACTAGGAGCAATTGTTGGTGCTGCTTTAGCTGTAATTATTGGAATTATTGTTGGTCTTTTTAATGGAATTGTCAAAGCTATTGATAATGTTATCGCTGCTATTATGAATGTTATATCATTTATCGGTGGAGCTTTAGGCTTACTAGTAGGACTATTTACAGGCAATTGGAAATTAGTTGATGAAAGCTTTCAAAACATGTGGAATAGTATATTAGACTTTTTTGGAAATATTGTCGTTGCTATAATTGATTTAGTTTCGGGATTTGTCGAAGGAATAGTCGGGTTTTTCACTGGATTATACGAAACTCTAGTTGGTGGATCAATTGTGCCAGACATGATTAATGGAATAATTGAATGGTTTTTAACTCTTCCAGCAAGAGTTTTAGAAATTATTCTTGGATTTGTTACAAAAATTATTGAATTTTTCGTAAATTTACAAACTAAGACTAATTCAATTGTAATTGCTTTAATAAATGCCATTATAGCTGCTTGGAATGACATGAAATCTAATATTTCAAGAATTGTAAGTGCTTTAATACAACTTGCGATAAGTCGTTTTAACACTTTTAAAAGTAATGTATCAACAATTTTTAATGCAGTAAAAAGCGTATTTAATTCAATTTGGAATAGTATAAAATCTACAGTTTCAAATATTGTAAGCTCGTTAATTAGTTCAGTTAAAAGCAAAATAAGCAGCTTAAAAAGCGGAATTTCAAGTATTTTAAGTGGTATAAAAAGTACTTTTAGTTCGGCATGGAATTCAGTAAAATCAAAGGCTGTAGATGCAATAACAAGCATGGTAACAAGTGTTAAAAG